AACTTAAAGGTTTTCTTTAGGGCTTGTGCGCTTGTGCTAATACACAGCGTAGACAATAGTAAGGCTAATACGTACTTCATATCTTTACAATCTTCTTATTAATAATCCTACCGTTATAGTTTATAACAACCTGATAGACCCCACTAGGAAGCCCGCTCAGGTCAATCCTCTTTTCTTTAGTGCCTGATACTATCAAATGACCTAATGCGTTATACACCTCTGTAAGTACGTCTAGAGAGGTTTGTATGTTAAGTACACTGTTTACTGGATTAGGGTAGACGCTAAGCCCATCATTAACCTGTGAGACCCCCATAGGCCATCCCTGCTCACAATAACTATATAGATCAACACACGCATCGTCCCAAGCTACCTCACAACAGTACGAGTCTATATCAATAATCCAGGCGTAACACGAATCATTTAAGTAGTACGGCTCACCAGGCTCACCAATACATCCCGCATCGTATAAACACAACTCATTATTAGGGGTGTTAGCTAACTCGTTGTAATTCACTGCAATAGGGTCCGTGCAATCAAGTATTACTTCAATACAACTTTCTATATCCACGTTAGCTTCTGGATCATAATTTAAAGCCAGCTCATCCATACATCCGAAGACAGCTAACTCGTTACAACTACCGTCGTCAAAGTCAGCCTCATACCCCTGGTTGTAGTATTCTACATAGCCTGGCTGCATACACCCCGCAGAATAATAGCATTCACTATCATTAGTATTGGCGTCAGCATTGTAGTTCTGAGCCGATTCGTCAGTACAACCATACGTAAATGGCTCACAGTTGTTTCCACAATAAGGTGCAACGCTGTATGTGTAGGGGAATGGAACCGCATCCCACTGATCAACCTGTAGCAGCGTATCTCCTGTAGGCCCCTCAAGCATAAACCCGCATTGCGCGGCAGACAACTGAGACTGCGGTGTTGTAAAGAAGTAAAGCCCTATCTCTTCTTCGGAAGAAAGATAGACCTCAAAAGATTGTTCGTCTCCGTCATCAGGACCCATCTGATACTGAGGTGACACCCAGCCATCTTGATGCACGCCTACCCAACTACCAAACCATCCATCACCTACACCGTCTGTTATCGTAAGCGTATAGAAACATGAGTCCACTTGATCCTCGGTGTTGGCTAGTTCGTCGTAGTTAAAGTAATCTTCATCTGTACACCCATAAACCTTCTCGGTTAAACACATAGTAGGTATAGAGATTATAGCGTCTGGGTTGTATTCTACATAGTTTTCGTCTGTACATCCGAGCACATCATCTATCTGCTCGCATATTGGTGCGTTGAAACTTTCTGATAAACCATAGTTAAAATTAACCATGCTAGGCTCTAATAGAAATAAAGTTTCAGAGCAGGCTGCAACCATTGCTCCACCGTCCTGACCTCCCCATAAAGCTCCGTTAAGTCCGTCACCGTATGTATCGTTAAGTTCAAATGTTACAGAACTGCCTACTGGTGTGCAAACGTTAGTTGTAATTGGAATGCCTACAGGAGCATTAGCATAGTTTCCTACAGGCACTTGGTATATGTATGTACCTAAGCTGTTGTTTATTAAGTTCCAGCTCGTTTCTGCGGGGTAATTGTCTGGGACTATAGTTACAGAGATTTCAGTAAAGCCAAGTCCACAGTCAGCAGATTCTACAACGTTACATCCTTCGTCAAAGTTAGCCCAGGGATTCCAGTTAGTAGCTTCAGGATTTGTACATCCTACTACAGCTCCACACGGCAAGCACGATTCCCAGCAGAACGGGGGTAGCGTAATGTTTCCATCTACGACTAAGGTTCTATTCACATATCCGTTAGCATCAAATAAAAAGCAAGGGGACTCAGACACACCGACAGGCAACTCTTGTTGTAGCCAGGTATCAGCTGAGAATTTCCACAAGTAAGTACCTTCGGGTATTATTGCGCTGTATTGCCATTCTCCATCAGTATTATTGTCTGACATAGCCCAGCAGTTACCACACCATCCATTAAACTCACCATTAACCTCAGGTATCTCTATTGGTGGATGCGGTCCATTTAGGTCTAATCTAAATGTTACTTCGTATTCACAAACAGGGCTTTCTATTGTTGCTTCAGGATTGAAGTTGTATGCCTCAGGATCCATACATCCAGCTACAGGCAAAAGGCATTCGTCTAAAGTAAATGCTACAACCGCTTGCACTGAATTGAAGTCATATACATAGTTGCTTAATCCGCAATCATTGCTTACTCCAAACCAACCACTACCAAAATCACAGCATATTCCATCACCAAACGAGTCATGTACAACGAGATTATAGAACCCCGCGTCTAATGGGATAATGTCTTCCTGGTAAACATTAGAGGTATACACAGGGCTAACCGCTACGGTATCCCCATCTGCGTTATATATCTCCCATGATGTTTCACCTGCGTACTGATCAGGTTGCATTTCCACTTTAACCCAACTGTTTTGAGTAAATACCGTTACTGGTAAAAAGAATAAAAGGAATAATAGTTTCTTCATATTTACTGTTATGCTTTTAAGTTACTGTAACGTTTATTGTTTCAGCTGCGTTTTCATTTATAGTAGGGCTAGGAGCTACAGGTGAGGTGTACGTAATTAAAGTTGAACTGGAGGTAAAACCAACCGACTTCCCGTCATTTGTCGTAGCCGTTATGCTGTTTCCTGCTGATATAGTAACCGCCAAACTCATCCTTTAAGAATGTTTAGACACATCGTCATTAACTACAAAAGACCCGTGTAAGATAGTTGTGTGCGTATCCCCAACCATGTATTGTAAATCATACTTGTATGCTCCCGCTGGAACGGTCTTCATCGTAGTCGCTGTTGCTGAAATAGTTACATTACCTACGTCATCTGTTACAAAAGTCTCAAAAGAAGCGTCGCCAGTCGGGGCCGAGGTGGTGCTCCCTATAACAGGTGCGGTTGCGGTTCTGGAAGTGCTCCATACCTCCATAAGGAAAGTATATGAGGAGGTAGCTAAAGTAATCACCGTTCCCGTGGAGTCTTTTAATGTTACCGTAAGAGAAAACGTATCACCTTTACGGCACGTTATATCTAACCTCTCTGATACGTCTAAATTAACTTTACTAGCCATAATTATTGATTAAGCGTTGTATTCATTACCTCTTGATTGTTTGGACTTTCAGCTGGGGGTTGAGGAGTTGTTTTTCTCTTCTCTTCACCCTGCTTAACAATCCTATCGTCTTTACGGTTTTCTTTAAAAACCTCTATCTTTTCTTTAAACTCTTGATCGTCAGTCTTAAACCCTAGAGTAGCCTGAGCTTTAATAACCTCTATCTCCTTGTGCAACTCATGCAGGGCTTGAGCTACTTGTATTTCGGCTTGGGCTTTTATCTGTATTCTCTGAGCATCAAGCTGGGCTTCCATCTGCATCTCTTGCTGCTTGGCTTGTGACGCCGCCTGTGACGCCGCCTGAGCCTGCTCCGACTGCATTTGAGAGTTCTGCTGGGCAATAGCTTGCTGAGACTTTTGTCTTTTTTTGCGTTTAACCATAAGGAGTCTTTCCGCTTGGTTCACATCTTTCATCGACCTAACCATCATAGCATCCTCAAGATCAATTTCTTTTTGGCCTAACGCTATTTGTAAACTTTGTTCTAAGTACTGCTTGTCCGAGCTTTCCATTTCTTTCTGGACCTGGACGCCAAAATTATACATCGGTAGATCACCAAAAGAAGCCAAAACCTTCATGTTTTCAGACCCCACAGCATTTTCATATATATTCCGTAAAGCCGACTTTTCTGGTATTATCTGCAAACACTTGACTATATCCTCACAAACCTTTTTGTAAAGGATCATAGAAGCATTAGTTATATCATATATAGCATTGTTACCAGCAGCAATCGCTTGTTCTCTTACACCAACCAAAGCGTCACCTTTAGGGGAGGAAGCATCCATAGCTTCGTTTATCCCAGTCGTATCACGAATTAATTTTAAGTAATGATTGTACAGACCTATAAGCTCATTGATATTCCTTATGCTGTTTCCAATCTCCCTAATAGGAGGATTTTGATGACCGCCTTCTGGGTTTTTACTCCTATAGTAGAATACACCCGTCTGCTCGTATATATCGTGAAGATCTAACGGTTGTAGCTCACCCCCTTTACCTATCTCAACCCCCTCTAAACCCTCCACGTCTATAATCAATCCATCTGGCTTTGCCTTTGCTATAGCTTGCTGAATCTTTAGGTGAGTAACCTGTAGCATATCCGCAAAACCTACACAGCTGTCAACCATAGACTTAGGCATCATTCGGCTTATGTTCGTAGCTACAACAGAGTATGACAAAGTGGCTTTACTTATGTCGTGTATGTTTTTTGGTACATTTGTCTTCTGACCGTAATTTATAATGTAATCCGTACCTAATATGTACTTACCTGAGTACACCGTTGTAACCTCCATTTTATGTGGGGTGCGATCAAACACGCTGCCTGGACGTTCTTTATACGAGTGACCCTGATAGAAAAAATTTGTATTTCCGTGTCTATTATCCTTCTCCTCGAAGTACATACAGTCAACTGAAAGGAATTCAAAGTCTAAAACCTCTACCGTATGCTCGTCATACCCATAGACCGATTTCTTAGAAGAAGCGTCATAGTGAGAAGAGTATGGGGACATACTATTACCGCTAGATTTCCTTGCTACTTTTTCAAAGTCCTCTTCTGTAAGCTCGTCCCCCGCTAATCTTTTTAACTCCTGTATAGGTATTGTTTTTATACTACCCCCATATACAAGATCGTCAAAGCTAGGGTCCTCAGTATAACTATGTATAAACTTAGCTGGATCTACGTATTCTGTTCTTATACCGTAGTTAGGATCGTTAGTTCTGTGGACAACAGCCATCCCTAAAGCGGCCAGATCATTAACGCAACGCCTAAACACATTGTCATTAAAGTTATTCCACGAAAGCGTAATGTTTGTAGCTATCTGAGCAGCTATCTCCGCGTCTGTTTTTATATTTGTGTCTAAGAAAATTTCAGCCTCATCTAAACTGTCGGGTAAAGCTTCAGGGTCTTTATCTAAGACCAACCCACCAGTATCCTGCTTAAGCTTAGTAAGCTCAGCTTTCATTTGGACCTGCATTCGTAAGCGGTTCTTCTCCTTATTCTTCTCTGAAGAAGACAAAGGGTCTACGGCCTCTAAGTTAGGGTAGGGGTCTCTTGATAGAATCTTGTTTACTACTATCCTTACAAATTTTGGAAGAATAGGTACAGGGGTGTAGTCTAGGTTTAGCAAGCTGCCGTCCCCAGAATTAGGGTCTAAAGAGTTTAAGAGCCTTTTGTATATCGTTGTGTTTTGAACGCCTTGAGCGTAGTCACGGTTCCTTTCAAAGGTTTTGCTTCTTTTCTTTTGAAGAGCATTTTCTTCGTTTGTTGAGTTCCACTGACTCTCTATAGCTTTTGCATATTTTAGGCCATAGGCTTTATTATCTTTTAAATCCTTGGGCGCTAGAGGGTCTGGAAACTTACCAGTACGATTGCTTGAATTGCTGATCATTATAAAATAAGTATAATTACTTTATGCAAATATAGTGAATCATCCTAAGACATTATATTTCCTAAAAAACTTCTTTTCTGAAAAACTAGCTCTGGCTTTAGGCTTAGATTTTTGAGCCGCTAAAAGAGCTAAACCAGAACTTATAGTAAGGTCAAATTTTGTTCTGTCATCTATTTTAAACCCTATCCAATCTTCTAAAGTCTTGTTAAAATACATACGCCCGTGTTCACCAGAATCTTCATTAACACCAATGTGGTCATGGATGTAAGCCTCTATTGCGTGGGCGTGAGACTGTATAACATCTTGAGAGTTAGAAGGGACCCCTTTTGTCTTAACCTTCATTTTAGCGTTGGGAACCCTTAAATGTTCTGGTCTATCCATTAGGTAGCCATCATAACCCCTTGTCTCAAAGTGTCTTGCTATACCATACTTATTGTTCTCAATTAATATAGGGTAACCATAAAAAACAGCGGCCATAAGGACGTCTTCGTAAAATATCTTAGCCAGAGGAGGCCTAGAGGCATATTCCAAAACAAACGTGTTAGAAGGATACTCCATGTTAAACTTATTATAAAGATGTAAAGCTCCTTTTGACCCCCGCCCATCTACCGTTGCATCTAGGTCATAAGAGTCAACGCCCCCGCATCCTATATGATCGTTTGGGGCTACTCTTTTCCCTCGGTTAGATCTTTTCTGGTTTCTTACTTCTTCGGGCGGGATCCAAGCCACTCTAAATCTACCTTCCGCGTTAGGGGAAAAAACAACCTCTGTATCTGCCACCCCATCCCTCCAGATAAAATTACCTCGAACTACAGGGTTCGGAAAAAGCTCATCGTTGTATTGTATCTGAGCGTATATCTTCCCGATGTTAAACAAACTACCCTCAATACTATCTCTAAAGGCTTCATCCTCGGTAAAAGGGAACTGCCTCACAACCTCATTTAATTCCGATGCGTCGTCTTTCAGAGACTCTCTTTCGTTTTTCAAGTATGTTTTTGACCCTATGGTTATGGGGTCCCCATCTATTCCTGGAACGGATTCTGGTGGATCTTGAATAACGGGCTGACCATAAATATCAAAAAAACCCTCTAGAGAATTGTACGCTGGGATAAAAAGCCTATAAAGACCTGTTCTCGTCCTACCGTTTGCGTTCCTCTCCAAAGGACTCGAATCCATCCATAGGTCTTTGTATTGGCTTCCGCCTTTGTCCATTGGATTTACGGTGCTTCCCACCAGCGCTTTCCCCACGATTTTTCTTCCGACGATCAAACACGTCCTCTGAATCCTCCAAGCGTCCCTTATGTCTGTAGGTCTTTCCCATTTTCCTGCTTCGTCTAAATACAATAAATGGAGTTTCTCCCCATCGTATGCGTTATTAGTAGTGTTCTTCCAATTTATAACGGTGTTAAGAGCTTCCCCCATTTGAGAGGTTTTGTTCTTTTTTGTAATTCTTTTTGATGGCTCTCTAAAAGCCAGCTCCATACGTGGGTTGGTGGTACCGTCCTGTATGGGTTTAAAGAAGAAAGGGTAGTTTCTAAACATAAAAACCACCTTCTTCATAAAGATGTTTTCTTGGGCGTCTTTTCCTGTCTTAGACTGTATCCCCATAAGTTTATCTTTAACCTGTGTACCTTCATCGACAAGTACAGCAGAGCATATATTGGTATACCCAGAACGACGGCACTTAGTATAAAGCTGACCAATACAACGAGGATCAGCCTCGCAAGCAGCCATATGTAAAAATATCTCACGTTGAAAATTTAAAAAGTAAGGGTAACCAACATCTAACTTCGTCCATTGAAGCATCATATAATGCCTCCCCGTAATATATGTAGGTGTACCGTTGTTATAAAACCAAAAACCTTCACGCCTACGTTTAAACTCCTCTTCGACATATGGGCGAAACTTTTCTCTGAATTCCCGCGGCATTTCCGACCACTCATCCATAGAACGAATACGAGACAGTTCCTTGGGCATAGATACCCTTTTCCACAGCTGCAGATCGTTTGGTTCTTTATATCCGAAAATGTCTTTCTTCGGCGGCCTTTTAGGAAGGCAAATGAGTAGCCCACCGAGGTCGATAAGCTCACCTTCCGTACCGTTGGGGCAAATCTTAACAGCGGGTTCTTCATATTCCTTTACGTCAAGTAAAGAAGACATTAATAGCTGCTGCCGTTCCTATTCATCCTCCCAAGGGAAGGGAATCCTGTTTTAGGGTTAGCAGGATCCATAGCTTGTCCACAAGGACATTGAGCAGAGCTTACTACCTCCCCGTCTTTTACCGATATTGTTACCTCGCTTATCTCTTCTTCGTGATCTAAGCAGTTGCATATATACTTTGACATTTTATTAAATTTTATTTACGTTTAGATCCTGGCAATCTAGATTTTTCTGCTATACCTCGGTTTTTTGAGGCTGGCATTACTTTTGTTTTTATAACGCCACCAACGCTATAGTGGTGTATGTCTTTTCCGTCTCCTTTTTTCACTTTCCCCTGCTTCACAAGTTTCATGCGGCGACCATTCCTGGCAGCCCTATTCTTCTTCTGTTCTGGAGAAGATTGAAACTTATCGTATTCCTTCCTGTAGTCTCTTTTTTTTAGATTCATCCTTCCACAAAGTTAAGGAAAAGTTCTAACTGTTTAACAACAGGTTTAATTTCGTCTTCTAATTCTTCCTCAACCTCACCCCTCCTACCCCAAGTGGAAGATCTTCTTTCTTCGTAGTGATGGATAGAATGGCAATTGGCACACAATACCTCACACTTTTCTACCTCGGCTTTAACGGTTTTAAATATATATCCGCTACCTATAAGTTGAGCTACACTACGTTTTTTTGTTTCAGAATCCTTATGGTGTAATTGTAAGCACCGCATATCTTTATTTCCACAATGCCCACAACCCAGAGACGCTTTATAGTTATCTACCCAACTGTATATTTTTTGTTTTTGAGAAGCTATGGTTTTTGAAATACAAGACTTACATGATTTATAAAGCCCTGTTTCGTAAGAGTAGAAATCATCTTCTTCTTTAAGTCTTTGGCATGTATAACAACACTTCATTTTGAGAATCTTTCTGCAAAACCACCTGAGTAATCTGCGTCCTGTTCTATCTCTCCGCTGCTTTTTAGGTCTTTGATCATTTGTTCAAGCCTCTGTCTTTCAATAAGCAGTTCCTTACAGTCCGTTGCTGTTTGCTTTATTGATTGTAATTCGGCTTTTCTAGCGCTCCCATTTATCTCTGGGTCTACGGGTTTACGAATTTCTTCAATCATATTGTTTATAGCTTCCTCCATACTTTTCATAAGTCTAGTAGCTGCTCCCGTTGTGGTAAATTTAGACTTCGACATACATAAGGTCTTCTGCGCGGGTTCGAAAATATTCCTCCCCGTCTATAGTTATACGGTAATCTCTGTTTTGTTTAAACCCTACCACGTCTCCAGGTAGAACGCCTATCTCGTCGGCTTCTTTACATGTGTATACCACCTCTGCTTTGGTTGGGAGTTTCTCCGTCAAATCTACTATCTCTATAAGATCGGACTGAAGAGTCAGTTCCTCCTGCTCCACTGATTTCAATAAACACCATCCCGTTAGGCACCGTATCTTCCCGTCCTTCTGGCTCTTATATGCTATGGCTTGATTGGAAATTGCGTGGTTGGGATCGTAGTTTACTATATAGGTATTGTCTTCCTCGGTAAATATCTGCCCGTTATTGTCCCCACCCAGAACGACCAGGTGATGGAAGTATAATGTATCTCCTACCTCTACCCCTGTGTCATATTTAAAAGGTACGCACACTACGGGACCCTCTGTTACTCTGTTTTTAAAATCATCGAACCTTGCGTCTACATATAACTCGAAGCCAGATTCAGAGGTAATAGTATCCTTAAGCCTATCTTTAAGCTTAACGACAAACAAATTAAAAGTTCTCATCAGTTAAAAGTTGCAGTCAAACTCCAACATACAAGGCATCCCGTCTATAGCTTTCCATAGCGTTTGAGCCCCTTCTTCGTCTTGCATATACACAAGATATCTATTCTTCCCATATTTAGATAGGTGACGATCATCTTGTATTATTGTACTTACCTTTCCTGCGCCAGCTCTCATACCAACATAATAAGCCATACCGTCTTTAGGGTCTCTTCCGACCACAATTTTTCTAATAAGTCCTTCCATTTTATTCTAATTCTATTCCCGTTCCGTCTAGTAAGTCATTTAGATCAAGCGGTGTCTCCCAATCTGTTTCATCACTCTCATCCCAGGTGCTATTTATAAATTCTAATATACTGTTTAATTCTTCTTTCGAGTCTAGGCTATAGCTATATACGGCTTGAAGTCTAGAATCCCCCATGATATCTTCGTCTATTAACCCCATAACCATTATCGAGGCTACCCTACTCTGCATACCATACTTGTGTATAATTTCATCCATTTGTATGGATAAACGTTGTATTTCTAAGAAAAAGGCCTGTTCTTCCATATCTTTACGTAATAAATTCATTTCAATGCCTAAAAGTAAAGTCCCTAAAAAAAAGTTATTTCGAGATTCGTCTAGATTAAATCAAAGGTACGTAAAAAGAAATCATCTAAAGAACCTTAGAAAGGTCCTTTTATCCACACAAGACAGCTACGACTTGTTTTCCAAAGAGATAATGTTTATGCTTTGGGCTTATGATATGGAATTCTGGACATTAGATTATGCCTCTTCGGAGTATGGTATGAGTAAGAAGAAGCTAAGTGAAAGAGTTGTGTTCCCGTTAGTTAACGTGGGTTACGTATACAAACACTTTGATAGGTTAACCCCTTCTGACACATATGAAGATCACCTCTTTAGAGATGAAACAAAATACAACTACAGGGTAAGGTACGCTTTAACCCAGAAAGCTAGACTACTGGTACAGAGGGTCTATAGGGATTTAGAAGGTTGACCTTAGCAATGGTCAAAAAACTCACTTACCTCTGTTGGGGAGAGTATTAAGCACTTCGCAAAATCTCTATACGTAATCGTTACTTCTTCTTTTTGGAGCGCTTCCGCGATTTCTTGGTAGACTCTGTAGTACGCGTGGGTGCTTCTCCCTATAAATCCGTTTTCTTTGATATTGTTGTTCTCTTGCGTATCGCCCAGTAGTAAACATCCCGCAGTGTCCTCATCAGTATTACCACAATGAATAAGAATATATTTAAAATTTGGGACATCACACACTTCAAGCATCCCCATATGCACATCAGAAAACCTATGGGCGTATTTGGCATCGAAGCCACCCTCTCTTCTAAATCCGAGGCTATATTCCCCTTCAGGGATACAAGTTTCTCCTGGCACCTTTTTGGCGCGGCTCTCATCTTCGAGAGTATAACATAAAAATTTTCTTTCACGATTGCTTATATCAAATAGTATTCCGTTAGTTGAGTCTTTCCCTTTGTTGAACCTTATTACTTCTAGTTTCATTTTTTATTTTATTAAGTTTTATTTTCTCGGCTTCTTTGGCGTGGTCTTTTCTTTTCTTTATTGGGTTAAAGTAGAATTTGTTCAAATCTTTTTTAAAGTTCTATAAAGGCTAGCAGCAATTTTTTCTAATCCTTCTGGGTCGTTTTTTGATTCCAACTTAGCTTCATTTATAGCCATAACATTCTTACCGTACTCTTCCGAACTAACATCACCTTTCATTTTTTGCATTATCTTGTTTATGTAGTCTAAAGATGCTTGATCTTCAGGTTTCATGTTACTTCCTTTTTCTCTATTGCTATATCCCTTTAACACCTTTAATAGACTATCAGTAGGTGATAATTTTCCTCCATGTCTATACTTTAGCTTCATAGTGCTGCAAAAATTTCTACATCACAAGAGGCGGTATCCGCATCTGCATGTATTGTGTCAATATTAATAAAAGATTCCGTAGCGGCTGTACCAGTAGCATCAGCATACATAAGTGAGTTTCCACCTATCCAGCTGTCTCCAGCTTCTAGTTTCACATAGTATTGTGTTGCCGCACCTACTATACGTAGCTGTACAAAGTTAGTAGAATCTAGGTTGGTTATACGTATATAGTCCGCTGTAGCGTCCTTTAAAGTTCCCGCTGCGTCTGCTGCTGCAAATAGGAGAACCGATTGTTCTGTAGTTGTACACGTAATAATTCTCTTGTATACCTGAGTTACTGACTCAGACATAACATACTCGCCACCGTGATCGGTGCCGTTGAGAGTGAGTTCTTCTTTTATTGATACAGTTAAAATTGCCATAGTATTATTTTAGAGTCCAAAGGTATTACCTTTTATATAGTCATATTTGCGTGGGTTGTACCTAAGCTTACCACCTTGTTTCATAAAAGCGCTGTTGAAGTCAACCCCTTCCGCTAGAGCTGGATCTAACCCCATATCTCTATTACCTCCTCCTATGCTAGATAGAAACGGGCTAGCAGCACGTAAAGCATCTTCCATGCCCAGCTGCTGACCAACACCATCATTCGCCCCATCTAACTCTCCTACCTCACCACTCAAGTACTGAGCCCCCATACCTAAAGATCCTTTTATTAGCATTGGGTTACCCGTTGCAATACCTAAAGCGGTCCCCCCTACTGCAGACGCCCCCGTCCCTATAGCTCTAGCTCTTTCATTCCTGATAGTCTCTAAGTAATCTAACCTGTCTTGATCTACCCTACCCCCACCTTTCTTTATTTTCTTAAGACGTTTAAGCTCACCTCGATCAAACCCATCCCCAGCACCCTCCATCTCAGAATACCTGTCCTGGAAGTTTAAGCTTTTCTTTATGTTTTTTAGTAACTCCATGCAGTAGCAAATATACTACTTTTTTTACTCAGTAAATCAGAGTAGAGGGACCGATTCATAACACCGCACAGCTATCCCGTATATAACATCTTAATATTCTATAATGCTTCTTAGTGTACACACAAAAAATATATAGAGAAGCTTTGTTCTTTAAAGATATATAGCAAAGTTATAACAAAAAAATTGAAAAGTCAAGATTAAACCTACACTTTAAGCAAACAGTGCTAATTAACCGCCTCTCAATGCTTTAGAGAATGTAAATGGTAAAACACAAGGTAAGAAAGACCCGTGAGGACGTAAAAATTCGGCTAAAAAAATTTATGAGTAATGTTTGGAATGGGGATTATATACATATACACGCGTTACGATACGTAAACGGAAACGCAATCTTTTACCCCCCTCCCCTAAACAAAGTTTAGAATTCCGCATACATTTACAGACTCGTAGCCAGTGCGTTACGGGTGAATGGTGCATGCATTACGTGAAGACTTGTAGTCTAAGTCGTTGACTATCAGCATAGGACAATCCCTCCTACGTCATAGCGTCCTTCTGCGCTCACCCGCATAAGGGGTTTTGTTGTTGACAATTCCACGTTTACTATTGATATTATTTCCTCAGTGTTTACTACGTAATCAGTTTACTATTGACAATTGAATTACCAATACAAATCTCACTCACCTCATGCGCCTGTCATGCGCACATGTATCGCACGGACGCGACACGCACCCGTTCACACACCTACGCGCATGTGTTAGGGCTTTCCATCCTTATTTAGAATGATTATTAATAACGTTTGTATCTTGCTTGTGTTCAGTCAGTTACAAATTAATTTCAAATGTTATGTCGAAACTTGCAAAAGTTATCCTTACCTTTGTCGGCATCATCTCGGCAACGTCGCTGAGAATTAAACCATACATCATGTCACACGACATCAACCTCAAAGACTGCCGTAAGGCAGTGAACCAAGCAAAGTACATGCCAACCGCAGAGCGCAAGGCACAAGCACTCAAACTCCTTACGGAGTTAATGGATGCGGTCTCTAACCTCGAAGAGGTTGCCC